CGCTGGCTATCGCGTGGCAGATGCGGGAATTCGCGGTGGTTGAAGATGTAGAGCAGGACAAGGAGGCCGATGACATCATTAAATTCATTGAAAAAAACGAGGGTATCTAATAGCAAACTGCCGATTCACTGCCCGAACTGTTCGGCAATCTTGACTAAAAAAGGTTTTCTTGTTTTAGAGTTCAAATCTCGCAAATACTTCGAAACGCTGTGCTTTTTTTGCAATCACAAACTACGGATATATTCGACTTGGCATGTTGTGGACTTGACAAAAAATAAGCACGATTTATAATTAAGATGCTTATAGGCAATTTTATTCACTTAGTGGGGATACGCTCCACTCCCATTTCGGAGCGTATATGCCAGAACCCATTACAGACGATGCGATTGTCAGTAAACTCATGAGGGGATATGAGGCGGCTCTCAAATTTCACGAGGATAGATGGGCTAAAAGACGCGAATACAACAACATCCACGAGGGAACTCAAAGCGCGCAAGAATATGAAGTGCCGTACGCAGCCACTTTAGTTGATACAGTGTGGCCTCTTTTAACTGCAAAAATGCCATTCGCGGAAGTTGATATCAGAAACCCGGAAGAAGACGCCCGGGCCGCCAAACTCGGCAACGAACTCGTTGACTACGCGTATGATATGAATAACTTTGAAGATGTGTTTTTAGGCTGGCAACATGAATCAATGGTAAAAGATACCAGTTGGTTGCAAGTCACTTGGCCGTTATTAGATAACGAAGCCGATCACCCTAAAATAGAACTGCTCGATACGATGTCGGTTTATCCACACCCGTTCAAAAAAACCATCGACGATAAGTGGCCTGTTTATGTAGTGAGCGAGATGACAAAATCCCAAATGAAGGAAATGGGCTGGGATGAAAAGGAAATTAAGAACCTCGGTGACAGTACTCTCAAAGATTCCAGCTATCGTAAAATGCAGATTCAAGAAGCCGGCTATGATGTCAATACTACAAACGAAGACTGGGAAAAAACCGACACTCTCTATGAGGTGATTCAAATCTGGGGCAGAATGAACATCAAGTTTGACGATGATCCTATGGCCGACCAAGAGATGGCCTACATCGTCATCGCCAACCGCAAACAAATAGTGAACAAGCCGGTTCTCGGCAAGCAGAGATTCCAGAGTCCGTACAACCACAAATACATTCCTCTTGTTCCACTGTCTTACTTAAAAAAGGCCGGCAGTCTGCTGGGTAAAAGTCTAATCAGTCTTATTTGGTCGCAGCAAAAAGAATTAGATCGCCTTGAAAACGAGAAGGTTAAAAACTACCGCCGCCGCAACAACCCGGTACTTAGAATAAGACGATCCGGCAATATTAAGTTGCGCAGTCTGCGCATGGTTAATAACGCGCCGTGGATGGTTAACGAGCCGGGCGACATAACACCGCTTGAATTGCCCGACATCGCCTCATCGATTGACGCGCAACAAGACAGAGTGCGCATGACAATGCAGAACAGGGTCGGCGCCAACGACGTTCTTCTAGTATCTGACTATGCTGACATGAAAGGCGGAGATACTTACGGCGGCGCGGCTATCGCCAACGAGAATACTAAACTGCGTTTCCGACCACAAGCCACCTACATGGACGGCGCTATTAAAAGACTGGGTCAACTGATTATCGAGTTGTATCAAGACGAGAGATTATTCACCCAAGAAAAATCAGTCCGTATCGCCGGAGAGGATGGAGAAGCCACGGAGCTGGCTATTGATAATTCTCAAATTAAAAACGTTAAACTGCGTTATCACATTAGCGCTCATTCTACACTGGCTGAAAGTAAAGTAGCGCGGTTTGAAAAGATATCAAACATCAAAGCCATGTATGCCGAGAATCCCGATATCAAGCAAGACGTGCTCGATCGCTGGTTGTTTGAAGCGGCCGAGTTAGACTACGAAGCCCTTAGAATGACAAAAGACGACGAGATAGCCAATTTAGCGGCCAAACTACAAGAATTAGTGGCGATGGCAAAGAGACCAGAGTTTAAAAATATGCCGGCTCAAAAACAGAACGCAATAATGGTTCAAATTCAACAAATGCGCGATATGTTAATTCAACTAACCGGCGGCGAAGGGGCGGCTGGCGCTGCGCCTGCTGGAGTCGTGACTCCCGGTGCTGTTCCTGCCGCAACACCAGCCGCCATGGGCGAGGCTCCCCAACCAAATGCTCAATAATATAAGAAAGCAAGAAAAAATGGACGCGGTAGCAGTCGGCGAAATGCTGGGCACTAAAGGTTGGACGGTCATCGATAAAGAATTGGCGGTTGAAATAAGTAATTTAACCGGTCAACTGATTAAAGAAGATGATCCGGCAAAGGCGCAAGTGATTAGAGCCGATTTGCGCGCCCTGCAAAAGTTCATTGAAAAAATTGGCAAGTATGCTACAGATTGAGATCTGTCCACTTTAAGCGGATAGTTCCCAGCTTGTAGCTGGATGTTTCTCGACGGGATAGCTCTCCGTCACTAAACAAAAATGGGCATTAGAGAAACATCAATAAGTCAGGAGAATATCATGGCTGACGTAGAGGATTCTACGGCGACTGAAAATACCGGAGAGCAAACTCCGACCTCCCCAGATGAGTCGCAGGGAGCAGGCAACCAAACCGCTCAAACCGATGACAAGGGCCAAGGCGAAGGCACCGATCAGGACGGTGAGGATAAATCGGCCGAAGGAACACGTGATTTTGAGAAAGCTGCCTATAAATATAGGAAAGATGCTCAAGAGCAACGTGTTCGCGCGGACAAAGCCGAGAAACGCTTACAGGCCGTTTCTGGATCAGCGCCATCCGATGAAGACTCATCGGGAGATGAGGGCGAGGATGATACTGATTACGGGGAAGAAGCACGTGGGATGATGAAAGAAACCCTTGGACAGGTGCTCGATGAAAAATTGGGACCTATCCAATCGCAATTAGCAGGGGCAGAAAAACGCGATTTTGATAACGCCGTTCGCGAAGTGGGCAGGATGCCGCTGGCCGGTGAGTTCAGCCAAGAAATCACCAACCAAGCCAAAAGTATTCTAGCCACTAACAAAACCTTAACGCCAGCTAACGCGTTAAGAGAAGCTGCTGAATCAGTGCTAAATATTGCGGAACGTGCGGCCAAACGAGGCCACGATGCAGGCAAAAGCGCTGCAAACGATAGTGACACTATAAAGCGTAGCATGGGCACGCCACAGTCGCCGTCGTCAAGAGAAACTGGCAAGTCTGGCAACATTCTCGACCATGTCGGTAGTATGAGCCACGAGGAATTTCAGAAGAACGAAGCCGACATAGACCAAGCTATCAAAGACAGGGCGGGATTGAGATAACGTTCTATCTTGCACAGGTCGAGCCGTCCGTTAAAGTTTGTTAGGAGTTTAACATGGGTTACGGTACCGATCACATGACTACCACGACCGCGGCTGTTTTCGTTCCGGAAGTATGGACAAAACGAGCCGAGATCGCTCGTGAAAAGTCATTGGTAATGAGTAAACGTGTTCTCCGCAAGGATTCCGACGTAAGTTCTGGCGGTGATACAGATCACATTCCTTTCGCGTCTAATCTGGATGTCAATCCTGTTTCTGACCAAACAGAAGTGACGTTCCAGTCGCCGACGGAAACAGAAATTACGATCACCTTGAACAGACACTACGAGTCGTCTTTTGTCATTCAGGACAAAACTCGTCTTCAATCCAAGTACGATCTTGCAAAGATTTATCCATCTAGGGCCGGTTATGCCGTTGCCAAACAGATGGATACTGACCTGACTGGTTTGTACTCGGGTTTGTCGCAGTCTGTCGGTGACGGAAGCACCAACCTAACAGAGGCCAACCTTGTTTTGGGCTTGCAGTATCTTGATGATGCTGACGCCCCGGAAGACGACAGATCATTTGTCGTCAAGCCGGCTGGTATGACTGACCTTCGACAAATCGCGAGATTTACCGAATATCAGACTACTGGTAACAACAAGGCTCCGATGGTAGGTGGTAATGGTGGATATGTTGGTAATATTTACGGCGTCCCCGTATTTATGTCCGGCAATATCCAGACGGTTGCTGGCACACCTTCAGTGGTGCACAACCTTCTGTTCCACCGTGATGCTTTCGCTCTTGCTGTTCAGAAGAGCATCTCCCTCGAAAGAGAAAGGCGTGCGAGTTATCTTTCAGATGGCTTTATCACCTCTGCTCTTTGGGGATATACTGACCTTCGAGACGACCATGCGGTTGACGTTCGCTGCGCTACCTAAAATTTATGATGCAATCTTGATGGTTGCCCTCCGGCTCCCTCCACGGACTGGAGTCGGGGGCAAATATTAAGCGCCTCGGCTTGGCTGGGGTTAAAAAAGGAGGCCAATATGGCCAACGCGAGTAAAAAAGCCGCGAACGCGGTAAAAAAAGAAACGATGATTCTGCACGAAGATGCAGGCAAGGCGGCTCCAGAGCCAAAATCGGCAGAGGAGTCCAAGAAAATGAACCTTGACGAGAAGGTTGACGTACTTCTTAAAGGCATGAGTACGTTAGCGCGCAATGTGCAGAGACTGGACGATATGCACAAACCAGCGCCAGAAACCGCGGTGCTGCCGGAACCACAGCCACGACCCACGGTGACTACTGCCGGCACGCCCCCAGCGCGGGAGAGTATGCCAGACCAAACCGTCCGGCAAGAGGTTATTCCAGAAACAGAAAACCCGGAAGTGCCAGATGACAGAAACGAAGTAGTCGAAGTTTTTTACGGCCAAGCCGGCAAGACGCCAGACGGCAAAGTCCTTTACCACACCGAAACATTGCCGAAGTTTCAGGCCCTCGAAAGACTTGTAAGCTGGTACACACCGCTTAAAAACAAGATGATTCCACAGCCCAGCCGAAAGCAAAAGAACGTCAACGCGTCCACCTGCTACTGCATTATTGAAAAAAGAGATCGCGAAACAGGCGAAAAAATACTGTCCTATCAGGATATGCCTCTCTGGCTCGCCGCGACTCGCGCCATGGAAGACAAAAAAATAGTAACCCTTATTCCGCGCAACCAGTACCTCAAGATTCACGCCAAAAGATTAGCTCAAGAAACAAATTGGAAAAACACGCAATTTGCCGAGAAGAAGCAAGAACTTCTGCTCCAAGTTGCCAATATGTAAGGAGGCCGAATGTCAGATATCAATAATCTTGCTACTATCGAGTCGAATAGTACGCCACAAATTAAAACTGGCCTTGGCCGGTTAGTTAGGGTTTGCGTCAATACAAAGGGAGCAGCCAGCAATGTCTTGACTCTCTATGATGGCACCGGTGTCACTGGCACCTTGCTTGCCACCATCGATACCACAGACAGAGTGGGTCACATCGATTATGATGTGCCCTTCAAGACGGGATTGTACGCAGTCTTAGCCACCGGCACGGCCGCGAAAGTAACCATTGTCTATGGATAGCGGAATCTTATTAAAAGAAACGATAGAAACGCTCGACGACAAAGAGGCGCCTAAGGTTAAAGTTGCCATTCCTAAAAAGCAGCCGAGCGAGAGCTTCATCAATGATATGAAGATGGTGCAGAAAAGAGAGGGAGTCAACGCCGATCCGATCTTTGTCAAGGGTTGCCTTGACTGCGGACGCGAAGTCACCAATCGCGAGATTGAATGCCCGAGTTGCGGCGGCCGACGGCTTAAAATGAAACGGATAGTGCCGGAAAGTACGGTTAAACGAATCAAGGGTAGAGTATTAGCATTCCAGTGCCCGATATGTCTTGAGCTTTATCGATTTCCCGTTAATTGTTGCGTTCAAAAAAAAGCCCTCGCAAGAGGCCAAGTATGGGAGTATTAAATGGCATACACAAGATTACAATTAGTGGATTTTTGCAAGCGTAAAACCAAGTTAGGTAGCGACCCTGCATCTGAAACTGGTTTTGAAGACGATCTCAATGAAGCCATCAACATATTGGCTTCGGTTATTGATTTTCCGGAGCTTGATACCGAAGCCGACCTGTCTTTAGCAGACGGTACGGAAACGTACAATCTTGCCAGTGATGTCTATAAAGTCGATAAAGAGGCAGTCAGAATTATCTCACCGGCTACTCAAGAAAAAGACCTGATCTGGAAAACAAAAAAGTTTATCAGGATAATGCACCCTGTAACAACCAATGATTCTGAAGCAATACCAACCTATGCTTACTTGATCGAGCCAACGCTTTCGGCCTTGAACGTGCCAACAAAGAGAATGTCATTTTATCCGATACCCGATAGTTCCTACACAGTACGATACAATTACATCCGCAACGCTCCGCTGATGAATGCCGACGACGCGCAACCGTTCTTTAATGAGAAATTCCACAGAGTTCTATCGGCTTATACTATCTGGCAGCACGCCGAGCGCGAAGCGGATGAAACTCTTAATCCTAATTATTGGGAAAACCAATGGTTAGATGGAATGGCCAGAATGATTGAGTATTACCCGACAAACGAAGAAGAAGGTCCGATAGATCCAATCCCAGTAGGAGAATAATGAAGACGATAGCTTATGGCAGAAAACTGAGAAATTTAGTAACGCCGAATTTTTTCACTAAGAGGGCGGAGTCTTTGGAATTGAGGGATTTTTCGGGAGGTTATGTCACTGTTCAGGATGATTCAGTGATTGCCGAAAATCAAATATCCGGCGGCCAGAATGTTTTAATCGACCCGGGCAATGTTTACGAACGTGATGGAATCGAAAGATATGGTAGTTTTATTGGCTCGACGACTGGCATACTGGGAGCTTTCAATTTCGTCAACAAGGACGGTGTGCAGGAGGTTTTGGCGGTCTATGACACCGATGTCTACCGTTATGTCACTGGCACGATGACGGCTCTTGGCGCCACCCTTACCACGGGCAACAAAGCAGACGGCGCTTACTACGCGGCTCAAGATAAATTTTATATTACAAATGGAGTAGACGTGGTGCTGGCTTACACCTCAGACGGTACCATAAGCACTGACTCAAATTTAAAAAAATGCAAGTTCATTGAAGATTTCGAATCTCGCCTTTTGCAAGCCAACGTTCCCTCCGATGACCAAGAAAACTACGTTTGGTTTACCGACCCGGGCGTCACTACCACCGGCGCCAATAACTATTTCACCGTCAGAGAAGCAATTACCGGGCTCAAAACATTTGAAGGATTGATTTTAATTTTTATGAAGCACGGACTCGCGCGGGTGGAGAATATTATTTGGGAAGATGCTATAAACAATAGCCGACCGGAATCGGTGGTGTATCTACCGACCGATTTCGGGGCGATATACGACCGTACAATAGTCAAAGCCGGCAACCTTGTGTACTTTTTAGGACAAGACCAAGACAATGTGGCTCATATTTATGTGACTAACGGCGGCGCGGCAGAACCAATTACAGATCCTATCGCTCCCGACCTGAATAATTTATCGGCCTTGCAACTCTCAAGCGCCTGCGCTGGGTTTGACGGCCGATATTATAGAATATCAGTGGCAGAATCGGCGCAAACAACTAATAATGTGGAATTTATATTTGACACAATCCGCAAGCGATTCCTGCCTCCAAATAGACGCATAGACGCGGGATTAGCCGACTACTCATGCTATTTTTCATCGGAAAGCGCCGGGAAGTGGGATTTATACGCTGGGGAACAATCAACTGGACAATTATATAAACTGAATCAAAACGACTATGATGATTTGCCCGAGGAACGTTACATCGAAGCTGGCACATACGATTCTCCAATAGATGCTAACGCCGCCGTGAGGACATCGCAAAAGTTTAAATTCTCTGATTACGCCACGGGCATAAGCGTCGGCATTACCGGAGTTTCGGTATTGCTAAAAAAGAACACCGGAACCACCACCGGGCTGACCGTCAGAATAGAAACCGATAATAACGGCGTTCCGTCCGGCACATTAGCCCATGCTAACGCGACAGGAACAATAACAGCCTTCACTTCAACTTCTTACGTGTGGAAAACGGTAAACTTTACGGGCGCCAGTGTTGCTGGTAGCACCCATTATCACCTTGTAGTTAAGCATACCACCGAAGGTACCGGCGATTCGCGGTACTACTGGAGAGGAGACAATACTTCTCCCACCTACGCAAACGGCAATAGAGCAAGTTATGCCAGTGGCGCTTGGACAGCTGACACCGGTACCGATCAAAACTTCGTCATTTTCTCAAAAGCGCCGATCGATTCCTATTTTGATTCAAAATTAAACATTCCGGCCGGCATTAGCAACCGATACAAAGTCCATAAATTTATGACGATGTTCAAAACCGTCGGCAGTTATTACATGGAGTTGGGATTAAACGATGGAATCTCAAATACTTATGACACAAATTTGATTGATTTAAGCGGTGAAGGAAATACCGCGTGGGGCGAAGTCGGCAGTCAGTGGGGAGTAAGCGGCCCTTGGGGCGGTGCCTCCGGCAAAAACTATACTTGGAAATCGGTAGTGGCAACAGCCGGACGCGGCATTAAATTTCGGGTTAGGAACAGACAGGTCAGCCAGCCTTGGTCATTTGGGGGAATTAAATTTACCTACACAACTAAAAGAAGACAGGAGTAACTATGGCACTATACACAGAACAGAATTTACCGGCGGACGGCAAAACACCCATAGAGGCGGCTGATGTCAATGTAGATATCAGAGGATTGATAGATACTATAAATGCGCTTGATAATGCCAACATTGCCGCTGGCGCCAATATTGATGGTGATAAATTAGCAGACGGTTCCGTGTCGGTTTCAAAAATAGAAACACCCGGAGTTATGATGTTGTACGCCGGCGCGACTGCTCCCTCCGGTTGGTTGCTCTGTCAAGGTCAAGCGATATCGAGAACCACTTATGCCACTCTGTTTGCGGTTATTGGAACCACCTATGGTGTGGGTGATGGCAGTTCGACATTTAACTTGCCGGATTTGCAGGATAGAGTTCCGGTGGGTAAATCTGGCACTAAAGCGCTTGGATCAACTGGCGGCGCGGCCACAGTCGACCTTTCCCACACGCATACCGGACCTTCGCACACGCATACCGGACCTTCGCACACACATGCTGGGCCGAGCCACACACACGGGTACACCTCAAAAATATGTTTCGGTAATACTCAAGTATCTTCTTGTCCTGCTAATTTCCACGCGCTCGGCGGCGATACAGGTGAAACGATTTACACAGGCGCTGGTGGTACAGGCGCTACTGGCGCGGGGGGCACAGGGGCAACTGGTGCTTCTGGAACTGGGGTCACGGGTTCTGGCGGATCTGCAACTCAATCAGTATTAGACCCATATCAAGCATTGAATTACATCATAAGGTATTAAAATGGACGGCATTAAACTACTAAAAAGAAGATTAGAAAGGCCACTGGTAGACGCTGATATAGCGCCAAAAGCCGGCATTGCTTTGAGCAAACTTGAAAATAGAGCTGGCACCGACCATAGCGCCAGCGCGGCGGTGACTGGATTTTCTGGTACGCCTACCGTGGTGGCAAGATATATTAAGATAGGCAAAATAGTGTTCTTATGGTTTAACATTAGTGGAACGAGCAATGCGGCAACTCTGGGATTTAATTTGCCTGCCGTAGCCAAAAGAACGGAAAGTTATATCGGCTTCAAGGTTACTGATAATGGCACGGTGCAACTTGATTCGGGACTACTGAACATGACAGCGGGATCGGCAACGGTTGCCTGCTACAAAACGTCCCAAGCGGCGGTATGGACAGGCAGTGGCGCAAAAGCAATTGAAGGAATTTTAATTTATGAAAGCGAATAGGAGGATTACATGACTCTAAACGATTTACGGGATATCTACGACAAATATCATGGTCGGCCATTGACAGGGGCGGATATAAAAGCCCTTGGTGGAATGAGCGGACCGTGGGCACAAAGAACACCATCTCAGTTTTTGCAGGAAACCGTTTTCCCGTCCACTGAGAATCAAGTCAAGAGACGAAGGTTCACCACCGCGCCGACTACCGATGCCGACTGGCAAGCCGCCCTTAAAACCGCCAGGGGTCGTTATAGTCCGGTGCTGGCCGCCGGTAAAGCGAGCTATGGCGCGCAGAAGGCGGGTATCGGTGTTGACTTTGACGAGTTGACAAAGAGAATCAGAGAAGAGCAGACACAAGCAGAATCGGGACTCAGCAGTAAATTCGCCACCCTTGGGCTTTTGCAAAGCGGCGCCACCGCTTCTGGCTTAGGGAAAATTCAAGAAAGCACCACCTCTAATATCAGAAGGTCCGACATTGAGCGTTCCATCAAACTGGCTGATTTGGCATTGCAGGAAGCCGGTTTTGGAGCGGACATAGAAACCAAAGTATCATCAGCCGCCGAAGAGATTGTTGGCCAGCGTTACAAACAGCGCGGTGAAGAGTCGTCACTTGCCCGTCAAGAATTTGGCGCCGTGGAAGCTCTCAAGAATTCGGACCTTAGCAAGCAACTTGCCAGATATGGATTCAACATCACTCAAGCCAAATCAATCTCTGATATTTACGCCCAACTATTAAGCTCTGGTTCTGCTATTCCGCGGGATATCTACGACGAAATTAAAAAACTATTAGAAATTAACCTGACGGCATAAGGAGGATATAATGCCCTTACCAAATTACGAGGAGTATTCAAAACAGTTTGATGAAAACAAGCAAAAACAAAGCGAGGCCTTGTCGTCTATTGGCTATGTACAACTACCAGACGGTAATTATGTCAAAGATCCCCAAGTGCAAAGCGCGCAGGAATTAGACGAGTACGCAAAGAAAAAAGAAATTGACACCCTCTACGGCGCGGCTGGGGACGAAGCAGAGGCGCAAACAAAAAAACAAGAGGCTATGCTTGAAGACCTCGCATCGGTAAAGAATCAATTAATCCAGCGCGAAAAATATGGCGCAACCGATAAAGACGGCAATCCTCTTGGCATGGATTGGGACGAAGCTTGGAATTACATTAGAACTAAATACGACAAGGATGTAATCTCCGATAAGGATTTAGACGAAACTCTCGAAGCCAAAAGGTTCAGGGGGGATACTGCTCGCGGCGATAAGGAAATGTCCGGCAAAACCAATAAAGAAAGTTTCTGGAAAAAATTCACAAAATGGTTCAAAGGCGCATAAATGGCATTCTTCATAACCTCACAAATGGTAGAAGAGAGGCGCAAGCAACTTGAGCAAAAGACTCAAGCTGCTAATAAATTCGTGGGAAGTACCAGTAGATTTATTTTTCCCGGTGGCGCTACCCCCGCGCCGATTCAAACTCCGCCGGCCGAGCCAACCATTGAAGCGGCTTCTCCGCAGATGAAGACAAGAACAGTTAGGAGTGAATCAATAAAAGAACTCGGTAAGACAATCAAAGCCGGTGGCGCTAATTTCCTTGCTGAAATAATCAGAACCTCCGTAAAATTTAGCCCTTTTTTAGGAGCGATTCCGTGGAAACAAAAGGTGGCTCTCGCAGATAAATATACGCCCAGCACAGAAGAGATAAACAAGAAACTCGGCATTAGACCCTACACCGAATTGAAGCCCGGAGAGAAGACATCCAGAATTGCCGGTAACGTAGTGGTCGAGGGCGCGAAATTGATTCCCGAATTTGCGGTGCCGGAACTGGCTGGCACAAAAGTAACCGAAGCGATATCGACAGCGACTAAATTAAATAGAGCAAAACAGGTATTCTTTTTGACAAAAGACGCTAATCTCGCGCGCAATGTCCTAAATGCCGGCCCGTCGGCAATGAAAATGACAGATAGAGTATTGGCCCACACGCTGGGTCAAGCGGTAGCTGGAGCCACCTACGGCGCGCAGAGGTCAGCTGGTGAAGAAGGTCAGACCACGGAAAAAACAATAAAGAACATTGCCGGCGATAGCGCTTTGTTTGCAATGTTTGGGTTGACATCCGGCGCAATAGCGATACCGTTGGCGGCGCGCCTTAAGAGTTCCAACCTTATTCGTAAGGCATTAGAGATTCCAGAAATTAAAATAACTCCTAAACCTAAATTATTCGAGCCGGAGAAATCAGCAGGGTTTGCTAAATTGCCGGAGATCGGTAAAAAAGAAATACCTGACGAGCTTAAACCTCTCGCCCAAGAAGCAAGGAAATATAAGAGTGCGGAGGAGTTTGTAAGGGGGCAAGGGACACCTGTTTATCACGGGACAAGACAAAAGTTTGATACATTTTCTATGGATAAAATGGGGACTGGCAAAGGTTACAATGAAATAGGGATTTGGTTTACAAAAGATAAAAGAGAAGCAGATGCGATAGCAGAATTTACTGCTAAGGGAAAATATCCAAATACCAAAGAAGTATATATACAACCAAAAAATAAACTTGTTGTTGATGTCAAAGGGGATAATGTTTTTGGATTACAGGGTGGACCGAATAAGATATTGAAAGATGCTAAAACTAATGGATATGATGCTGTTGAATTCAAAAATGTTTATCTACAAAAAGGTGAAACTACGAGTCATATAGCTTCTCTGGACCTGAATAATATTAAAACCAAATCCCAACTCACAGATATCTACAACCAAAAAAGTAGAAAACATAGATACATACTATAAACCCCAAACAGAATTCAAAGCAATCACCAAAAAAGTAACCACACCCGAATATCTTGAAAAAGAAGCCGAAGTTTGGCAGGAATTGACAATGGCAGAAAAAGGTAAAAGATATTTTATGGAACAGCCGGATACAATGGACTTGGAGGTAATGGGGGTAGGTTCGTCGTTTCCTAAATGGATTCCGGAGGATTTAAGAAGGAGTAAATTTATAGATAGGATTTTGGCAAGCACTGATGAAGCTGGCAGTTTGATTGACCCCACAATTAAAAAAACGAAACTGACCAAAGAGGACAAAAAGGTCAAGGAATTGTTTGGAATTATTAAAGAGCAAATAGAAGGTCGCACAAACGAACCATACAAAGAAATACTCGACGACATTATCCCTATATTAGAAGAGGCCGAACCGACAGAACGTGAATTAAACATTGCCTTTGGTTTGATAGAGGATTCATTCAAAGAGGGTAGATTATTTCCTAAACTTAAACGTTTTGTTAAAGCGAGAGGCGCTGTTATTCCTAAAAAACCCGGGCAACTAATGGAAATAAGAGGTAAGGATTTTACATTCAAAGAGTTTTCCGGCGCTTTGGATAAAAGCATTGCTAAAAAAAGAGCCAAAAAATACATGAGAATGATCAATGACATAAACGACGCGATTACGGGCCGTACAAAAGCTACCATGAATAGAATTAAAAAAATGTATTCTGCTGTTGGTGCCACGCCGCCAGACGAGATAATGGAAAAAATGGAATACGACTTGGCCGTGAAATTTGTTAAAACCAGTAGAGGTTATGTCAAATCCAAAATATCCCAATTGGTAAAGCACGGCGTCCGGAAGGAAATAATCAACAGTATAAAAATTGCCGATAAGTATCCACTGACAAGAATGGTGAAGATTAAAAAGGAAGCTAACGGCGAGATCAGCGCGGTGATAGATAAATCCCTCCTCTCATACATAGAAAAAATTTATAACAAACAGTCGGCAACCCAGTGGGTAAAGAAATTCTCATACAAAGGTGTTACCGAAAGATTTAAAAACAATGTAGCCAAACTTGAGATACCTCAAAGATTTTTCGACCGCATTGGTTTAAAGGATATTATTTACAGCCCTATTCGATTTGGGGAACGCGCCGGTTATCAACTATATAACGATTCAATCAGAAAATTGAAACCTGCGTTTGCCAAACTCTCGAGCAAAGAACGCATACAATTAACGCACTTCTTTGCGGCTAAACAGGGTAAAGGCGCCGATCAATCGGCATTTGGTATAAAAGCATTAAAATTCTCTGAATTAAGTAGCCGGCAAAAAAAAGCCATTATGTCTTGGCGAGAATTCAATAAACAATATAAAGACAGAATCTTTGAGCTGGCTCGAAATCATAATATAGACATTCAAGAAATACCAGACTGGTACGCACCTCTTTATGTTCGAAGGGATATGATGAAAATTAAAGGCGAGGGCACTTATCTGGATTTTGCTCGAAAAGATCCGTTCTTTGGTTCGTTAAAAGAACGCGTGGAAAATGTTCCATACAATCTTTATGAATATGATATATGGAAAAATATCGATGCTTATACCAGCGCGATGTCGAGATTTCTTGAAATTGGTAAAAGAAGTTTGCCAGTTAAATACCTAATAGAGAGTAAAGAATTTCAGACAATCGTTGGAGAGAGGGTATTTGGCGAAGTAAATGCTTGGTATAAATATACCATTAATCCCAGCAACGGCAGTGGGATATTGTCTAAATTACGACGCGCTACTTACCGGTCGTTCCTCGGATTAAATATCCGCACAATTCTGAAACAATCAATTTCATACATTGATATGGCTATTGTCAACGGTTTGTGGACCCAAAGAGTTCCCAAATACGTAAAAAAAATATATAAACCCTCCGTTAGAGAAAGACTGCCATTTATTGGTGTCGCCGATGCCAAAACTCGTACGGACAGAGCCCTGTTGGGTGGTGTTGGCTGGGCGGATAGAGTTTTTGCCGGAGGCATTATGGATAAGATGCTCGCAAAAGAATTGGGTCAGATAAAAAAAGAAACGGGCAGGATTAGCGCCAGAGACATAAGAAAAACATTACAAAAAGTCAGTGACGAACTTGATTTTGGGATGGGCGGCGCGACACCCGCGCAAAAACCTCCGGCTTGGCGCGGGGAAGCTGGTAACTTGGCTCTGGTGTTTGCCTCTACTCTTAACTCAAGACTTCAATGGTACGTGCAAAAGGCGGTCAGGGGAATTACTAATCGAGACGCAGTTCTGATTTCAAAAGTAGCCACTGGGTTTTTCCTAAGTTTATATTTAGAATCATCGGTTACAAAAGTATCTCTCAACCATGGGGATGCTAAACAATGGGCCAAAGTTATAGCAAGTAGCGGATTTGGTAATATTCCACTTCTTGGCGCTTTAATGTATGCGGTGGATTCTGGATCTTATGAACCCTCTGCCGTTCTTTCAAATATAAATGATGTGTTTGCATCTATTAAAAAATGGCGCGAGGGTGAGGCGTCGAGCGCATCAGTTTTATTCTCGACAGCAGAACTTGCCGGTCTGCCAAAACAAATTAGAAGAACCATGAAAGGAGTGAGTGCGGTTGCAGAAGAAGAGGTTAGAACACCCAGCGGTAAAAATATAAGATATAAAGTAAAACCGACAGCATCAAATATATTCAAAGCGCTTATCGCCGGTCCATATGCTACCAAAGAAGGTCAAGAATACATAAAAAGTCTCAAACAAAAATCCTCTGGCAAAAAATATAAGCCACCTTCATTTATGAAAAAGCCATCGGGTCTTTCCAAACCAAAAGGCCTGTCAAAACCGAAAGGGTTAAAATGAACCTACCTGATATCTTAGACCCACAAACAGCCGCCGAAGTTTTCAGAAAAATCTCAACAGGCGAGATACCTCTTGAAAATGAACAACCAACAACAGACGAAGAGACTGCTCTGGGTTTAGATTTGAATAATCTGCCGGAAAAATTAACGCCACGACAGGCGCAGATACTTGCAAGAAATAAACATTTAGTCGGGAAAGCTGGAAGCGGATCGGCGGCCGGAGTAGGCGCAGAAGGTAGTGTTACTGGCCTTGGCACGGAAATGAACCCAAGCAGGTTGCCGGTAAGTGGCAGGATATCACAAAAATATGGCGTGCCGGTTGGATATGAAAAATCTGGCCGCCATGGTGGAGTTGATATAGCAATTCCAAGCAGTACGCCAATTCCTGATGTTGTGGGCGGCACTGTAATAGGACGGTCAAGTACGAAAGGTGGGTTTGGCAATAGTATTATTGTAAAAGGCAATGACGGGACTATCAGACGTTATTCTCATTTGAGCCAATTCAAAGCCAGCATGGGCGATAAAGTAAAAGCAGGACAGATTATAGGATTGTCGGGAAATACGGGTTTGAGTAGCGGCCCACACCTCGACTACAGGGAATATAAATAGGAGGCAATATGCCAAAAGCATTGGAGAGAAAACTTAAGAAGCAAGCTAAAAAGAAATTTGGATCGACCGTCATTGGAAAAGCTCGCAAATATATTTATGGTACAATGAGGGCGATGGGTTGGCGACCAAGAAGGGAGAAAGTATGAAGTCATTGCAACAGATAATTCAGGAGAGGCGCGACGGTAAAGTTACTTCAGCGTCTACTCAGAAACTGATTGATTTTATCGAACAATCAACCCGCCGAAGTTCTAATGAACAAAAATCTGCCAGTAAATCTGCGGTTGAAAACCAGCAAGTTAACCACGAAGAGTTAAAAAGTGAAATGTCCGGTATTAGA